ATGTCGGGACACGACGACGGCCCGGATGCCGACGAGGGAGCGATTTTCATTCTGCAGGGGCTTACCCGGCAGCAGAGGTTCAAGCCCTCCGTGGGTCGCCGCAAAGCCCCTAAAAATTCATGGTAACAATTCAACACTTCTCCTATATGAAATTATTCCGCAACATCAGAACCTACTTCCGTGCGGTCGTTTTCGACTGCCGTCTGCGCCATTGCCGACGCGAGGCCGACCGCCGACGCGCCGTCTCCGGGCAGAAGCATCTTGTCATTAACCTTAACGGTCGCCCTGTGGTCGTGAGCAAGCAGCATATCAAGCGGCTTGTGCGCGAGGGTGTCTACCGCAAAGGAGTTACCGCCGCAGACATAGAGGCCATCGCGATTTACAGAACCGTCTAATCCCTGCTCCGATGTCTTTTCTTACCAACGACGATTACCGGGTAGTTACCTGCCCGTCCGACCTTGAAATTATCTGCCAGTCCTCCGAGGATATACGCCGACAGGCCGAGCGCACGGCTATGGAGGAAGTCGCCGGATATGTCCGCACCAGATATGACATAGACGCGGCCTATTCAAAGACCGACATTCAGCGTAACCCCCTGCTCGTGCAGCTCACTGTATCAATCGCGCTGTGGTGGCTCGGCCAATGGTTGCCCGGCATGTTGGGAAGCGAGATGCGACAGACGCTTTACGACAATGCCATATCCCGCTTAAAGGATATTCAGAAAGGCAATTTTACGCCGGAGTTCCCCGAATATCCCGACGGCGGCGACCCGGACAGCGGCCTCGGAGGTAATCCGATGCGTTACGGCAGCATGAAGAAGAACGGCTATGACTGGTGATTTGTAAACCACTGTTTAATCAGCATTTGAACGATGTTAAAACTCTGTGCGAAAATAGAGATTAAGGGTGATAAGACGTGGGTCTTTGAGAAAATCACGGCTTGCGAGATCGTGCGCGACAGCGAGGCTCTCACCATCACCTGCAAGCTCATTCTCCCCCGAAAGGTAAAATGGAAAGGCGAGACCTCAAACCCCATAAAGCGCGGCGACAAAATCTCCGTGTGGCTTGGCTATGATGACAACCTCCAACTCGCCTTTACAGGATATGTGCTGCGCAAGGGTTTCAAAGCCCCGATTGAGATTTTCTGCGAGGACGAGATGTTTATGCTCAAACAGACCCCCTGCGTGAAGAAGTCCTACAAGAACGTAGATATTCATACGCTGCTCAAAGAACAGGGCTTGCCATACGACATAAAGGTTCTCGGCGAGCAGAACATCGGGCAGTACCGCGTGAATTTTGAGAACGTGGCCGAGTTGCTCGCTCACCTCAAAGAGAACAACATCCGCACTTTCTTCCGTCTTGAAGACGGCAAGCCTGTCCTTTATTGCGGTGTGCTTTTCGACCACGGCAACGAGATGCGGCAGGTATTCGCCACAGGGGTAAACATCATTTCGGACAGCAGCCTTGACGAGCAGAGAGCCGAGGACGTGAAAATTAAGCTGAGAGTGGTTAGCCTACAACCCGACAACAAAAAGAAAATCAAGGTGGAGATTGGCGATCCGGACGGAGAAAAACGCACCCTGCACTGTTACGGTAAGACCGAGGCCGAGGCAAAGGCGTGGGGTGAGCAGGAGTTGGAGCGTCTCAAACGCGACGGCCTTACCGGGTCTTTTCAGACTTTCGGTCATGTGCTGCTTGATGTCCTCGACGTGATAGGCATTAAGATCGACGGTGAGCGCAAGGGCAAGTACCAAGTCCATAAGAATACCATAACATACGGCAGCTCCGGCTTCCGGCAGGACATTACCCTCGGCGCGAGGGCGGCAGAGTGATGGATATTAGAAACGCGATAAGACAGCTTGCCCTGTCCGGCTCTGAAATGTATCTCACCGTCTGCACCGTGGACGCGGTGGACGAAGATGCCCGGACTATCGACTGCACTCCCATTAACGAGGGTGCGCCGCTCCTCGCCGTGAATTTACAGGCGGATCAGAATCAGACGGTCGGCCTCGTGTCGTTCCCGGCAGTCGGTTCTGAAGTCGTGGTGGGTTTCCTCAATCCCGCCGTGGCCGTAGTGGTGCTTGCGATGGAAATAACAAAGTCTGTTATCACCATCGGCGACACCGAGGCTACCGTCGAGGACAATTCCGTGGTGTTGAAAACCCGGAAAGGCTCGGCCACGCTCACCGCCGACAACCTCAAAATAGACATAGACGGAACGACCCTTGAAATGAAGAAAGGCGTGTCGGTATGGAACGGCGGCAGCGAGACAACGGCAAACGCCACCGAACTGCAGAAGCAGCTTAACATCTGCAAGGCGAGAATCGACGCTATCATTAACGCGCTCAAATCCTCGGCTGTCGCTCCACAGGACGGCGGAGCGACCTACAAGGCCAATATTTCCACCGCGCTCTCCGGCCTCACTTCCGAGGATTATTCAAACATGATTGACGACAAGATTAAACACTGATAAAATGGCAAAAAACAGATACGCCTCGCAGAGGTCGCTCGAATCAATACGCCTCGCCGCTCGCCGCAACAACGAGCGCGGCGGCAGCATGAAGAAGCGAAAAAGCCTCGTGATGATGCTCAACCAACAGACGCAGAGCCTCACCAAACAGGACGTTGCCCGGTGGCGGCGGGCGTGGGCTATGGCTCTAAACATAGAGAACCCCAAGCGCGGAGCGTTGTATTCCATCTATACCGACGCGCTTATTGATATGCACCTCACAGGCTGCTTCACTCAACGCTACCACAAGACGCTGCTCAAAGCCTTTGTACTTACGGACGATGCGGGCAACGAGAACGAGGACGCGGCGAAAATCTTTGAGAGCAAGTGGTTCTACCATTTCCTGCTCAATGCTCTTGAATCTATCGCGTGGGGGCATTCCCTTATCCAGTTGGGCGACGTGATTACCGACGCTAACGGCGTGATGAAGTTCTCCGACGTGGAACTGGTGCCGCGAGACCACGTATGCCCGGAGTATGGTGTGCTGCTCCGCGACCGCTCCGATTCCCCGCAGCAGGGCATTCCGTACCGTGAGGGTGCGTTGGCCGACTGGTGCGTGGAGGTCGGCGAGAGCCGCAACCTCGGTCTGTTGCTGAAATGCGCTCCCCACGCGTTATCCAAAAAGAACATGACCTCCTATTGGGACGTGTTCGGCGAGATTTTCGGTATGCCTATGCGTGTGGGAACTACCACCTCGCAGAACCCCGCCGACCGCAAGCAGATTGAGGTGATGCTCGAGGAGATGGGCGCGGCGGGATGGGCGTTGTTCCCGGAGGGTACGACAATAGACATAAAGGAATCTTCGCGTGGCGACGCTTACAATGTCTATGACAAGCGCATTGACCGCGCCAACTCCGAGATGTCAAAAGGCGTGGTCGGCCAGACCATGACCGTTGATGACGGTTCCTCAAAATCGCAGTCCGAGACGCATCTTGAAGTGTTTGAAAACCTATGTGCCGCAGATGCCAAACTGATTGCATACGTTATCAATGACGACCTTATTCCGAAGATGATCCGCCTCGGTTTCCCTCTTGCCGGGCTTACGTTCAAGTGGGACGATGCGGCCACATACTCACCGGCGGAGCAGCGCGAACTGGAACGTATGCTCTTGCAGTTCTTCGACATCGACCCGCAGTATTTCACTGAAAAATACAAAATCCCGATTCTCGGCGTAAAACAGTCTTCCGGCTCTTTTTTCGAGTAGGGGGTGAGGATTCCGAAAAACAGGAGGCCAAGCCCCGAGACAGACAAAAAGAAAAAGCCGACCATTACCGCCTGTTTAATCAAGCGTTAACCACCCTTTACGAGCCGCAGGTGCTTGCCCTCGCCGGAGGTGTCGGACGTGTGGAGTTCAACCGTGATGTGTTCGACCGCGCCGTGCGCGAGGTCTTCGCTCGTGGCGGCTTCTCCCCGGATATGCTTGCCGACCCCGCCGTGCGACCGCTCGTCGAGGAGACGTACAACGCGCTTAACCGCGCCGTCGATACGGCCATCAATACCGAGACCCCGCCGGAACTGACCGCCGCGCTCCAAAACAACGCTTTCATATTCTCCGGCTTCAAGACCTACCATTCACTCTCGGAGGTCGGCCTTGCGCTCACCGATGCGGACGGCCATGTGAAGCCTTTCGACACGTTCCGCAAGGACGTGGAGGCCATTGATGCCCGGTATAACACCAACTATCTCTATGCCGAGTATAACCATGCCGTCCACACCTCGCAGATGGCCGTTAAATGGCACGATTTCGTGGCCGACGGCGACCGCTACAACCTGCAATACCGTACCGCAGGGGATGAAAGGGTGCGCTCGGAACACGCCGCGCTCGACAATATCACGCTCCCGCCGTCTGACCCGTTTTGGCGCGACTATCTGCCGCCGAATGGTTGGAATTGCCGCTGCGACGTGGATCAGGTGCTGCGCGATGATTACCCGATGTCCGACCCGGAGACGGCCAAAGCCGCCGGGGACGCTTGCACCGATGAGCCGAAAGCCCGGATGTTCCGTTACAATGCCGGACGCGAGATGACACTGTTCCCCAAGAAACATCCATATCTCCCCAAGGGGTGCGGCTCTTGCGACGGTCGCCTCAATCTTGCTTACGACCCCAAGCGTGAACAGTGCCGGGTCTGCCGTGTCGTTCACGAGCAGCAGCGCAGGGTCGAGGCAAAGCGGCTCTATGACCGTCTTTCAAAGGACAGCAAGTATCGGGGTGTGGAGTATGACCCGGTGTCCGGCGGCATGACCGCCGCCCATGTGGGACACAATACCACATCCAATAATGCACAGGTTCTGCGGTGGGGCATGACAGGCGCGGATCTTGAAAATGAGGTGCAGCGGCTTCTGTTCCAAAGCGGCCATTCGGCTATCCTCTGCGACGAGAGCAAGAAGAAAAAGGGTCGGACGCTCCCGGCTCTTGATATGCAGCTCGACGGCGTGATGATGGATATTCGCTCTATAACATCGAAAAAAAGGCATTATGGCTCTGCGCTCCGGGATAAGAACAAGCAGCTTGCGAGATATAATGCCCGCTCTGATGTCCGTATTGCCGCCGATACCGTGTGCCTCTATTTCCACGACGGCAGTATGTACCATCCAAGCAAAATTACCAACGGCGTTAAATGGCTTAAACGGCAGACACGACATTTACAGGTAAAGCATATTGTCTGTGTGGTGCGAAAGGAGGACGGCTCGGCAGATATTCGCCTACATGATGTATAGGCATAAAAAAAGCCCGCAGCGCGGGCAGGTTGCCGCCTCCTCGAAAGAACCCACAGCGGCCTCCTATGGGATTGCAAAGATAGACATTCTTTTTCATACAACAAAATAAACCCCAACACTTTCAACAAAATGGACGAAAAAATAACAGTTACAGCCGAGTTCTCGCAGACCGATGTCGCCGCAGCCCTTATGTGTCTCGGCGAGGAATTGACCCCGGAAAGATGGGAGCAGGTCAAGGCCGCTCCCTCAAAGATAGATTTTCAGAAGATAGAGGACAAGTCCGACCGTATGCAGGTCAAACTCGGCCTTATCTCCCTGCTGTTTCTGAATCTCGCCGATTAGATCCGCGCCGCCATGCCACGCAACATTTACGACGATATTCTGAGCGATGCCCGCGTGAAGCTCACGGAGCTGTTCAAGGACAATTTCCGGCAGCAGGGTTTCTTCGGCGAGAAGTGGGTGGCGACAAAGGCGAGCAAGACAAACAAACGCGGACGCGGCTCTATCCTTATCGTTACCGGGGCGATGCGACGCTCCATCCGTTCGATGATCCGGGGAATGGCCGTGGTCTTCACCTCCGACCGACCATATACAGCCCTGCACAACGAGGGCGGCAATTTCGCCGTTACCGTCCGCTCCCACTCGCGCACGTCTAAGAAGACCGGGAACACATACACCGTGCGCTCACATTCCCGGCAGATGAATATGCCGCAACGCCAGTTCATAGGCGACCACGAAAAGGTGCAGCAAGCCCTCGGCGACATTGTTTTCAAACGGCTGCAGGAGTTCTCGCAACGCCTTGCCGATGACTTTAACCGACATTGATATGAGATTACGCATTTTTACCGATTTAGAGGCGCGTCTGTCGCGTGTCCGTCTCGTGGATGACAAATATATCTACTGCCGACCTAAACGCGACCCTGACGCAAAATTACCGGGAGTTCCGGCCATTAACCATGTCGGCCTGTGGAACGAGAATACGGCACGTCTCACGCAGATGCGTCCGTTCAACCCGCCGGGAATCTTCGTGGAGTTTCTCCCGGTGCTGTGGTCGCCGCTCTCTCGCGGTGCGGTGCATGGCGATATGACTGTGAGGCTGCATTTCGTAACGGCCACGCTCGCGCAGACCGACACGCCTTACCGCGACGAGGCTCTGTGCCGCTTCCGGCTGATCCGCGCCGTCAAACTCGCCTTGAACGGCTTTTCGGGTGGCGCGGATGAACAGGGACGCAGTTTCTCGCAGTTCCAATATTCCGGCTCGGACACCGACCATAACCATGAGCAGATATGCGAGGATTTGGAGGAGTGGCGAACCCACTGCATAGACTGTTCGGCCTCCGTCGATGACGGCTACATTCTCACACCGCGCAATGTTACCCTTGACACAGGCGACATCTTCGCCGACGCTTTCTCCGAGGAGATGGTATAGACACAACACCGCCCGCAGTTTCGGTTCTGCGGGCGGTGTCGCTTTCATTCCCCCATGTCTATGTCGTCGAACAGGGAGGGCTGTGTGTCGCGGGGCTTGTCGGAGAATCCCTCCAGCCCACGCCGAAGATAGCTGAGGAACGTGTGGTAACACATCGGATAGACAGGGTACACAAAATGCCTCCACACCTGTTTGTAGCATTTCGCAAGGTTGCCCTCCTCGTAATGCTCGCGGGTGATGTCGCAGACGTGCTGTATGCGCAGGAGTGTATTTTTGTGAGGTTTTGTCGCCATGTTAAGAATTTAACCGCTATCTTTGCAACACGTTCCACGGTGTTGCCCGTTGTCAAGCGATTTATCCTTGCGGCGGGCGCGCTTCTTTTCATGGCCTTGCTGTGGTTTTGTTGTGTGGCTCGACCGCCACGAACCCCTCTATATGTTTTCTCACAAGTCCCGATCCGCAACATACCGGGCAGATTTCCAGGACGTGGCTGCGTCCGTCCTCGGTGCGTCCGTAGACTGAACCCTCTGCCTTGCAGTTGCGACACACCTCTATGGTGTCGCGGGCAAACTCCGTGCGCTTTCCCATAAGGCTATCCCTCCGATTTAGGTTCTACAAAGAATGTCTCGTCCTGCACCACGTCGATGCAGCAGGCTTCCATTACTACCTTGCATTCGTCAAGGTCGCGCTCGGCAAGGAGTTTGTCCTTTGCCACCTCCTCGACCATGCGCACGTAGTTCTTGCCTTTGATTTTGAGCAGTTCGAGAATCCCCGCCCACGTCATCCCCTTGCGGGCTTTGAGTTTCGGATTCCCGGTGCGGAAGCCGAGGATGCCATGCGTGGTCTCCATGCTCTTGCGCTTGGTGAACAGTTCCTCGCGGTTCTCTACCGCGAACACCTGCATTTTCTCGAATGCGGCCTTTTTCTCAGCTTCGAGTTCGGCCAGTCGGTCGGCGTAGTCCTCGCGAATCTCCACGAGCTTGCCGTCCATTTCGGCGGTGAGTGATCGCTGTTGTGCGTCGGCGTCGGCGTATGCTCTGAAAGCCTCCTCCATCGCCTCGCGGCTTACGCCGCTGATGATTGTTTTCTTTTCTCTTTTTGCCATTTCTCTGTTGTTTAATTGATTTTTGAATGGTTATTAAAATGGTGGTTGTCTCTCTTTGAGTTTTGTTATCAGCGCATCGGCCATTTTTACGGCCACTTCCGCGATTTCCTCGTAGGTGGGTCGTTCCTCGACGGGTCGGGATAGATAAAGCCCCGTGCAGTAGGTAGACACGTCGCGGGCGACATCCATGCGGTAGCGTTCCCAGTCTGTTTTGTTCTGGTCTGCCATTTTGCGGTTCATTGCTATGACCGCGTCCATGTATTGTTTTTCAATAACTGTCATCATCTTTTATATTTTTAGGTATGATAGAATGTGCTTTATTACCTCGACCGTCCAACCGTTGCCCAACATTTTGTACTGTTGCGTCGCAGAGCATTCCCACATGTACCATTCGGGGATTGTCTGCAACCTTGCGCACTCTGTGGGGGTCATGCGGCGCAGTATGTCGCCGGGCAGTATCACTATCGGCGCGTGGCCGGGACGTGATGAACATAGTGCCGGAGAGATTCCGTCTGCTGAGTAGACCCGGTTCTGCTGATACGGCTGCTTGCCGCCGCTCTCCGTAGAGGGATTTACCTGCCTTACCATGCGACGGCAGACTATATTGTTCTGTTCCCAGGCATTCGCGGTCAAGGTGGGGGATTTTTCGGTGTAGACCGTGCAGCCTTTATCGCCACGTGGCCGTTGTAGGATTATATCCATGTCGGAATGATTGCCGCACCCATGCCCTCCGACTGTGAGGCAGGAGGCTTTCAATTGGTCGCGTTTGACATATCCGCGTCGGTCTATTTTCACAATGTCATACATCTCTTTTCCGCCGACCCTCACGGCAATGCTTTTGTCGGCGGGTGTCTTGATGGTAAGGCCGAACCCCCTGCCGTTTCTCTCGTTGCGTTCCTTGTGGGCTATGAGGTTGCGCAGCACTTTATCCGTGATATGGTATTTTTCGTCCACCTCGTCCTCCAATATGTCGGCGAGATACAGGCCACGGTCGGCGGGTTGTGGTATGTCGGTGTAACTCTCAAAGAGATTTACAGGAGCGGTGCGTATGTTGCTCCAATACAACCTCACGCGGTTCTGCGCCGATACAAGCGCGGAGTTTATGACTACAGGACGGAGACCGCCGAGGTGTCTTGTTATAATATCCTCACTTGTCCGCTTCATTCTCACGTTTTCAAGCAGAAATTTTGTCGTGGGAGCGGCTTGGCGCAGTATGCGGTGAAATTCAAAGAACAGAGCGGAGCGCGGGTCGTCGAAATTCAGTTGCTTGCCCGCCATGCTGAAACCTTGACAGGGTGATCCGGCAAGTATCAAGTCTATTTTCGGGAGCGAGCGGAGATCCACACCGCGCACGTCTCCCAACTGGATTGTGCCGGGGAAGTTGAGCCGCGTCTGCGCGATGCAGAACTTGTCTATCTCGGAGGCATAGTATGCGTCCACCGAGATTCCGAGTTCCCGCAGGGCTATCTGCCCGCAGCTCATTCCGTCAAATAGACTTAATACTGTCATACCCATATCAGTTCAGAAGATTGTTGTCCGCACCGAACCGTGCCGTGTATGCTATCTTTCCGACCACCTCGTTCACACTCTTTGCATCTTTCTGTTTGCGCAGGAACATGTTGTAGATGGTGGTGAGCCGTTCAAGAGAGATTTTGTTGAAATTGTCGGTCTTTGCCGCTTGACACGCCACGCCTTTTATGTAGTTTATCCCCTCGTCGCCTTTGCCGATCATGCGCAGCCAACCTCCGATGGCCGCTATCACGCGCTTGCGCATCTTGTCTGTTTTAGCATCCTCCGGGTTCAGTATCTCGTTGAGGTGGTCGCAGAGTTCCAAGAGTTCCGCGTTTGTAAGATCCTTGCTGCTCTCCACGCCGTAGCCGGATATAAGAGCCAGTTTCATGTCCGCGTCCATGTTGAGCCGGGCGCAGAGCGTGTGGAATTTTTTAAGCAGCCACTTCTGCTGTTGTGCCGTAACTGTTGCCATAATATCTCGTTTTTATTGGTTGGTCTCCTTGTCTATTATTTGAGCGTAGTATTTGGCCGCACCCTCCGGCCATATCACAAACTCCTCGCCGCCTCCCTCCGCGGTGGCAAAGCGGGTCGTGGGGTATGCCTTGAAACCCTCCACGCGGATCTTCACCTCGGCCAGTTTGCGGACGTGCCGCGCCACCGCCGGATAGGGCTTGCCGTTTTCCTCGTGGGCGATGAAGATGAAAAGTTTGTCGGGGAATTCGTCCATAAGCGAGGCAAAGGTGCTGCGCGTGAACCCCACAAGCGCGGTTATGGAATCTATCACCACAACCTGCGGACTTTTGCGCTTGCGCAGCCTCTCGCGCAATGCCGGGATCTGTTCCTTTGAGTAGACCACAACCTTGTTGCCGACCTCGGCCATGTTCGCGTCTAACCAAGAATTTTTGAATGATAGCGACAAGCCCTGTTCGATGGTGTCGTAGGCGGCTTTGTCTACAAACTGCGTCAGATAGGCAAGAAGCGAGAGCGCGAAATGGGTCTTGCCGCTGCCGCTCTCCCCGAAGATGATCCACGCGCCGCGCAGTTCCGGCTTCCCGAATGTGGCGAGCCACTCCCCGGTGAAGTCGGCGACATTGAAATTCGCGTCGCACACGTTGCGGTTGCTTAATGCCTTTGCCATTGTTCAATCAGCGTTTGACCGTGGTTTAACCCTCGGCTGATTTCAGTTTGAGTGCGCACACGAGGCGTTTCACGCGCCGTAGGTCGTTGTCCGCGTCGTCGATGATCCTTTCTATCTCCCGGCGGTCTTCAAGGCCGTTGGCGGTGCATACGGCCTTTATGTCGCCCCGGTTCACAACAGGCATCGGTATGAATTTGCGGCCTATGCGTGAGTATATCTCCTTGTAGCCTTTGCGGTTGTTCACCACTCCGCGCTCTATCCGCTTTTTGAGGTATTGCGTGGCGCAGAGGACGATTCCCACGGTATCTTCCAGTTTGTTGTATATGGTGATGAAGAAGTGCAGCACTTGGTCGGAGAGTTTGTCGGCCTCGTCCAACACTATCAGAACCCCCTCGCGGCGTTTGAGCTGCCGTATGGCCTCGCGCATCATGTCGGCCACCGTCGAGCCGCCGGGTTCTGTGCCGAGGCTCTG